AATTATGGATAGCTTACAATATGAGATTTATCTTCAGGACAGAATCCGTGAATATATGGACGTTGAGACTATCTTGCAAAATGTTGAAAGGTATTTCAGCTGTGATGAAATTATCGAATGCTATGAAAACATTATGAATGACCAAAATATTGCATATTAGACTTTAGATAATAGCGCGGCATTATGGACTATGGTGGCAATTCATATTAAATCAGGTTAACAATGCCGCGCTTGCAAGGTATCCATAATTTTAAGGAGAATAACGCTATGAGTAAACTAACTTACCATAAAGACAAGTCATATATTGTAATAGAGCATGGAAATGGTACTTATTATTGTGACGTTAGACTAGATTATGTTTATATCGGTACTGTGTGGGTTATGGCCGGTATGTATAAGTTCATACACGCCGAGCCGTCTGCTACCGAGATAAATTTGCCAAAAGAACATAAGCTAACAGAACTGAAGAAACAATTAAGCTATGTTTTTGAGGGGAGGGCATAAATGCCACATTATACAGTTCGATATACCGTTGACGGGTCTGTAAAGACACGATACGGCATAGATTTGCTAAACCTTGCCGATTTATGCGAAGACTTGCATTATATGTTTGCGGAAGGACATGATGTAAATATTATCTATGTGAGAGAGGTGCGTGCTTAGGTGCAGTATTATGTTGAGTATATCCCCAACGTGCGCAACGTATCCAACAAGGTAAAGTCTTTTGGCACTTTGGAGGAGGTGGCTGATTTTATTAAGCTACTTAGCTATCATGGCGAGCTTATCGAGGTAAGGAGGTATGAATGAACAAGCACTATTACGCAACACATTTCGAGGACGATAGGATTTTCGTCTTCAAGACCCAATTCGAGCGGGATTTATATTGTAAGCAGAATAAAGGTGTTGTGAAGTGCCTGGCACGATACGTGAGGTCGCATCATATACTCGTTCCCTTGCAGCTCAATACGGCAATGGGGACGTGGGAGCCAGACCAGAAGACCGCTGACGAGTACGAGCTTTGGAAGGAGGAATTGCGTTACCCATAAATTGTGAAGATTTTGTGAAATATGCGATTTTCAATTCATCATGGGTTCGACCGCGCCCAAGATGCAGTACAATCCTTGCAGCGCAAGGAAGTCGATTCTAAGGAGAAGCATTATGAACATCACGCGCACCATCACGACATACAAGGCAATGGCTGTAAAGCTCTCGTTCGAGAACGGCGAGCCAAAGGCAGACGTAATCGGGGAAGCCACGTTCGTCGGCACCACCCCCAGCAGGGCAGACGCACGCAAGGCGCTTGCCGCAGCGGGATATGACGTTCCCCGTGGCACGGAGGTCACCATCGAGGAGGTTTCCTCGAACACCTACGCTTGCTCCATCGAGCAGTTCATCTCCGTTGCCCACCTCATCGAACCCAAGGCAGTTTCACCTGAAGCTGCCGAGGAGTAGCGAGAAATCGCGCAGGAAGCACTCTCGGTTCCCACTACCTAGCCGAGAGTGCCTTCGCGTGGGTTCTCAATGTCAGTCAACGGGCTGACCCCACGGTTAGGAAAGGGGTATTGCCATGAGCGATACGCAAGCACTTGCCACCATCGATTTGCAAAACGAGTTGAGCGAGAAGTCCACCTCCACGTTCTGTTCCGTTCAAGGTGGCGACCGCAAGGCTAAGGCACTCGTCTACAATGCGATGAACAACCCAACTCACCGCATCGGCGACTGCATCAACAAGAAGCTCAAAATCAAGGACGTTCTCGCCGAGCTCATCGAGCTGGAAAGCGAGGAGACGGGCGAGATGCAGGTCGTTCCTCGCGTGGTTCTCATTGACGAGAAGGGCGAGAGCTATCAGGCTGTCTCCACTGGTATCTTCAATGCCGTGAAGAAAGCGATTGCCGTATTCGGAGCACCCACTTGGGACGAGCCGCTCGAAATCGAAATCAAGCAGATTTCGCTTGGAAAGAACCAGATGCTCACCTTTGACGTTATTGCCTAGCACCTGCAAGCTGACCCTGCCATGTTGATTTATGGCAGGGTCTATTTTTAGGGGGGGACAAAATGACTGGCGTTATCAAGTTGACTATCGATGATATTCAAATAGAAAGAGATGCTTATGCCCTTATGCCTAAAACGAATAGACCATTCGCTGAATGTCTCATTACCGAAGCCTTTTACGCGGGAGTGCGTGCAGGATTGGAACTTGCCTTAGAAGATATTGAAGATGTGATTGATGATGAATAGGATGACGCCATCGGGAGTGGTCTACGATTTGACGCAATCCCCTTTCATTGTAGAGCGTAACGGATACGAATTCCGCTTCTCCTCTAACGTACACCGTGAGAAGTACATCAGGGACGTTAGGATGAAGGAGGATTGGCTTACCGATTCCCTTTCCAAACGCTTTCACTTCATAGTAGAAGCGAAGATTCTTGCAGATTTCCAGCTCTATATGCAGATAGAGAAGCGAGGATTTTACGTGACGAAGGATGGAGTTGATTTAGGATGTCCACAAGACCTCCGATTAGTTGGAATGTCAATCAAAGGCGTAGAATCCGAGAAGCTGTACGGAAGTACAACGCAGCGGTAACCAGAATGATAAACTCGGGGAACTATCGTGAGGTTCCCAACTACGTTTCGCTTGACGAGGAAAAAACACGCATCAAGACCCGTGACCAACTTTACCAACGCGAGAGGGAATTGGGGAGAATCCTCTTGAAGAACAATCCCAAGGCGCTAGACGTGGTGGAGAAGGTCGTTGACGGCGAAACCATATCAATGCCAAGGTACCTCAAAGACGAGATTTCCTTTTCCAAGAGGGCGGCGAACAGGAAGAGGAAGGAGCTAAGGGAAACCATCTATCCCAACTTCGATGACATGGAGCCGATGGAGCAAGCCAGCGCACTTTCCTCCAAGAACCTCATGCCGATAGACCAAGACGATGAATATTATAGCGGGGATGACCTCGATGACCTTGTGAACGAAAGGTACTTCGCCGCTACCACGTACTATGACATTTACCTAGACACCATGAGGAGCTTCAACGCATTCGATTCCATCTACGACGAGGTGTCGGAGATAATCTTAGATATCGAAGCCGATTCCCCTCGCGGTATCGCGTACATATACGAGAGCAAGGCAGACGAGGCTACCATCGAGTACATTTACTTGGATAGGTCTGCTGACAGAACCTCCATTCCACGCAAGGTGTCGAACGTATTGCGTTTCTGGCGGAACACCCGTGAGAAATGGGTGAAGTGATGAAGCTGGATTACAGATACGATGATTTTAACGTAGGTGATGCTCATGAGTTTGACATGGAGCTGGGAATGAGGTCGTATGCAGCGGATTTCGAGACAACGACCGACCCGAACGATTGCCGCGTATGGGCTTACGCCGTATGCTCGATTGACAACCCCGACATAATAGAGCATGGAACGAGCATTGACGCGTTCATGGATTGGTGCAAGTGCGCCGCCAACTGCCAGCTATACTTCCATAATCTCGCATTCGATGGCGCATTCATCATGGATTGGCTGGAAAGGAACGGCTGGAAGTGGATTGGAAACGATGATTCCGCTTCGGATTACACGTATAAGACTATTATCTCCGACATGAATCAGGTGTACGCCATAACGCTGTATTTCACGCCCATGTTCAAGGTTCGCATATATGACAGCTTGAAGATTATACCGCTTTCCATTAGGCAGATGGCGAAATCCTACGGTCTTCCCATCGAGAAAGGAACGCTCGATTATGACGAGTACAGGGAAATAGGGCATGAGCTTACGGAAGTGGAGATAAGGTACATTGACAATGACGTGAAGATAGCGGCTATGGTTCTAAGGTCGTTTCTGGATTCTGGCTTGACCAAGATGACGGCAGGGTCAAATGCGCTATATGATTACAAGAGGTCTATGGGAGGTCACAAGCTGTTCAGGAGGATGTTCCCGCTTCTGGACGAGAAGGAGGATGACTTCATACGCAAGGCGTATAGGGGAGGATTCACCTACGTCTCACCTAGATATGCGGGCAAGGTCGTGGATTCTGGCATAGTATTCGATGTGAACAGCCTATATCCGAGCGTGATGCGTTCAACAGATGGGCAGCTCCTACCTTACGGAAAGCCCGTATGGTTCGATGGCGAGTACGTCACTGACAGGCGCTATCCCCTATGGATAGCATTGGTGACCTTCTCGTTCGCCATAAAGGAGAACCATATCCCGACCATACAGCTAAAGGGGAATTTCAGGTACAACCAGACCGAATATCTGGAGAGAAGCGATGGGGAAGTCTCCCTAGCGGTGACCAACGTGGATTGGGAGCTAATCTTATCCCACTATGACGTCAGGCACGTAAAGTGGTTCGGCGGGTTCAAGTTCAAGGGGAATTCCCATCTCTTCGAGGAGTACGTGGATAGATGGGTAGAGGTGAAGAACAAGGCGAGTATCGAGGGAAACGCAGGGCAAAGGCAGATTGCGAAGCTGATGCTCAATTCACTCTACGGTAAGTTCGCCACCAGATGCGAGGTGAGGAGCAGAAGACCCGAACTAGTAGACGGCGTGTTGAAGTACGTTGACCTAGAGCCGACCACGAGGGAGCCAGTTTACCTGCCAGTCGGTGTGTTCGTCACGTCATGTGCTAGGTACAAGACCATAACATCAGCGCAGATGGTATTCGACAGGTTCATCTACGCCGATACGGACAGCTTGCACTTGGAGGGAACCGAGATTCCCGATTCGATTGAGGTTGACGATGTGGAATTGGGGAAGTGGAAGCACGAGTCCACGTTCGATTCGGCGAAGTTCCTCCGGGCCAAGTGCTATGTCGAGCATGAGGTTGGTGCGGAGAACCTCACGGTTCATGTCGCGGGAATGCCCTCTTTATGCCATTCGCAGGTAACTATGGATAACTTCGACTTCGGGAGCGTCTATCAAGGCAAGCTATACATGAAGCGAGTGGAAGGTGGTATAGTTCTAGTCGAGGGAGACATGGAGATAAGGCGATGATGGAACGGAGTGGTTGACTTGGACATTGCAATGGCTTTTCTATTGGCTTCGTGTCTAATGCTGATATTCGTAAAATAGATATTGACAGATAAAACCCAACTTCCTAATATGTACGCAAAGGCTACTGTTAGGAGGTGTTTTTATGCCTTACGTTCGATATGACGAAGATTCCATGCCCGAGGGAATGGAAGCAGCCGATGTTGTCGAACGCAGCGAATACGATGCCATCATCACGGAGCGTGATGAAATCATGGCCCAGAGAGACGATGCCATCGTGCGTGCCGAGACAGCGGAAAAAGGTTGGGAGGAATCCCGAAACAAGTATGCCGATGCCTTTCTCACCTCACCTGCCAGGGTGAAGAGCGAGCAGGAGAGAGACGTTAGGGATGACGGGAAATCGCCCACCACCTCGTATTCGCAGCTTTTCGCAGACAGAAGGGACGAAAATGCCTACTAAGCCGAAACCAGAGATTATCAACGCAGCCAATAGAGTATTAGACCCACATGCGGTCATGGAAGCGGTCATCAACGAGACGCCCGAACTTGCGAGGTCACTTGTAGATGCGGGTCTTGCAACAGAGGTCACGACCCGGCAGTCTTCCGTGATGCAGAAGGGCGCAATGTAAAGGAGAATCCATGAACCCAGTATCCATCCCAGATAGCACCGATTCTATTCACAATATCGGTGAGCACATCTTGGAGTACCAGCCGCTTCAAAATGCGTTTCTCGATGCACTCGTGAACCGAATTGGACGTGTCATCATCACATCGAAGATGTGGAATAACCCTTGGTCTGTCTTCAAGAAGGGTTATCTCGAATTCGGCGAAACCGTCGAGGAAATCTTCGTCAACATCGCCAAGCCCCATAGCTTCGACCCGCAGACCGCCGAGAAGGAAGTCTACAAGCGCGAGCTCCCCGATGTTCGAGCGGCTTTCCATACCATGAACTTCCAGAAGTTCTACAAGGTCACCATTTCCAATGACCAGCTTAGGCAGGCGTTCCTCTCTTGGCAGGGAATCACCGACCTCATTGCCAAGATTGTAGATTCGCTCTACACGGGCATGCAGTATGACGAGTGGTGTACGATGAAGTACATGGTCGCGCGAGAGATTCTCAATGGCGGCTTCTACTTGCAGGATTCGCCCGACATTTCAGGTGATAATCTCACGGAGGGCAACTTGAAGAAGATGATTGCTGGGTTGAGAGCGCAATCCTCCAAGTTGGAGATTCTGAACCATATCTACAATAGGGCGCAGGTTATGACCGCTTCCCCTCGCAATGACCAGTTCGTAATCATCGACGCCGACCTAGAGGGCGCAGTTGACGTGGAGGTTCTCGCTTCCGCGTTCAACATGGGAAGGGCTGACTTCATCGGACACCTAATCGTGGTCGATTCCTTCTCGGAGCATGACACCGGGCGCCTTGCCGAGCTTTTCGGCGATGACCCCAGCTACGTTCCTTTCACGGAGCAGGAGCTTCTGGCACTCCAAAGCGTCAACGCCACGGTCGTTGACCGCGATTGGTGGATGATTTTCGACAATTACCAGCAGTTCACCCAGAACTATAATGGGCAGGGACTTTACTGGCAGTATTTCTACCACTCATGGAAGACGTTTAGCGCGTCCCCGTTCGCCAACGCCATCGTCTTCGCGTCTGGCGCCAACGAGGTGACTGGCGTTACCGTCTCTCCCGCCACGGCGAACGTGGCGCAGGGTTCCTCGGCTCAGATGGGAGCCACCGTTGCCGGAACTGGAATCTTCCCCAAGGGCGTGAGCTGGTCTATCGAGGGGCAGACTTCCAGTGGCACCACCATTGACGGGGCTTCTGGCGTCCTCCGTATCGCGGCTGACGAGACCGTTCACGATTCGGAGAATCCCGATGCTGGCGGTACCATCACCGTAAAGGCGACCGCAGCCGACGGTCAGGATGGAACAGCCACCATCACGGTAGTATCCGCTGCCTAGTTTCGAGGTCAAGGGCGTAGGGTATTCGGCTTCCTTGCGCCCTTTTCCAATGGGGTGAGACGATATGCCAAATTTCCAGCCAACGGGAAACATCAAGATAGGCAGGGTGCCTTTCGACAATTCGTACAGGCATACCATGACGTTTGCAAACGCGCAGGCGCAGCAATCCTACTTCGAGAGCGTATGCACGCAGGCACTATCCAAAGGCGATTACACGTATGTCAGGATGAACAACGCCATCAAGGTTCCCTTCAACGCCGAATCTCTATACACGTACAATTACGTCATGTACCAAAACGCCAACTACGGCTCCAAATGGTTCTACGCTTTCATAGTTGACGTTAATTACATCAACGAATCTACAACAGAGTTAGTGCTTCAACTCGACGTGATGCAGACATGGTACTTCGACTATACGTTGGTCGAGGGCTTCGTGGAGCGTGAGCATGTGAGCGATGACACCATCGGCTCGCACTTGAATCCCGAACCGGAGATGCCATTCAACCTGGTGTGCATGGATGATGACAGGAGCCTCAACTTCACGCGATGGGCTTTCGTTGTTCAGACTACAAGCTGGCCATCGGAGATCTATGGCGTGACGTTCACGCAGGATGGGGGCATATACGATAACGTGTTCAACGGATGCAAGCTATATGCTTGGGATGACCAGAGCACGGATGATATGGCTTCGTTCGTGAAGAAGCTACAAGATTACGGTTCGGGTGACGCGATTTCCAACATATACATGGTTCCGCACAAGATACTGGAAGGTAGGATAGAGGGTGACCATGGCGTAACTAGGGGAAACCATCAATATTACGAGACGATTGGGGTTGAAATGCCGTCCACTCTTGACGGCTATGCTCCTAGAAACAACAAGCTGCTTACCTATCCATACTCTTTTTTCAGGGTCACGGATGGAAACGGAAACTCCTCCGACCTGAAATGGGAGCTATGGGATAGCATGGACTTGTTCGTAAGCTCCTCGCTTGACCCCGATGCTTTCCTAAGCGTGTTTCCGACTAAATACGCTGGCACCAACGCCAATCTCGATGTTGGAATAAACGTTCCGATAACCGGTAGGTGCTCTTGGATTAGCTCGCCCTATGCAAACTGGTCAGCCCAGAACACCGTAGCAAACGCTCTCACCATCGGAATGGGCGTGATGATGGCTTCCACGGGGATAGGTGCCGGAGCAGCAGCAGCTTCCGCTGAACTTGCATCTGCAAGGGCAGCCGCTCAGAGAATGCCCGTTGCCGAGAGAGCCATTCGGCAAGGCGGCAGGATAAACGCAGCTCAAGCGTTTTCGGAAACCATGAAACCAGAGGGCTATGTTGGAGCTGGAATACTGGGCGGCATGCTTGGAACTGTTTCCAGACAGGGAATGCAACCGAACAGGACAAGCGGTCAGGCAAGCGGAAATTCAATGATAGGCCAGAACTTGAAGGTCATTCACCTCCAGAAGATGTGCTTGCAGGAAGAGTTCGCTCGTATCGTGGATGACTTCTTCGATATGTACGGCTATCAGGTTGACCGAGTGAAGGTTCCAAACAGGACTGGACGGCCTTATTGGAACTATGTTAAGATGCAGAACAGTTGCCATAGAGGTAACGTGCCAGCCGATGATATGGCCGCTATCAACGAAATATACAATAGCGGTATTACCTTTTGGCATACTTCGGATATTGGTAATTACTCGCGTTCAAATCAGGCGTAAGGAGGTTAGAAATGTATAATCCACCGTTGCCCACGGGATTATGGAACTTCGACCATTCCGATACGTTCTCCATTTCCAAGAACGGCAACAGGGCGCAGGACGCCGAGAACGTGCTGACCAATTCCGAATCGTATTTCATGTACCTATGGCGATTGATTGACATAGCCATGAGCGTGTTCGAGTGGAAGAACCTCCCAAAAGGAGTAGACCCCCGCATGCTCGAATACTGGCTTCTGCTCAACGGATTCTGCGTGTTCTTCTATGACGAGGACTTGAAGGATTCCGCGCTTGCCCAGAACAAGGCACCAGAAGGTTATGCCGTGTTGCAAGCCATGATTGCGGGACAATGGGATATGTATAACTATCCAATCGAGAGGACTGCCTATTCGGTAAACGGTCTGAACGTCCCTCTTGACGAGAGTAATAGCGTACTCGTGTTCAACAACTACATCAGGATACCGATGTTCCCGACACTTGCCCTCTACGCCAAGCGACTAGCGGAAATCGACCGAACCATTGACGTGAACGTGATGGCGCAGAAGACACCCAAGATTATCCGCTGCAACGACAAGCAGCGTCTGGCGTTCAAGAACATCGCCATGCAGGTCGATGGCAATATGTACTGGATTTTCGGTGACAAGTCAATCAACACCGATGACATAGAGGTGCTTGACGTAACATCGCCATACGTGGGAAACGAGCTTCAAATACTGAAGCACCAATACTGGAACGAAGCCCTTACCTATCTAGGTATCGAGAACGTGACCACCGAGAAGAAGGAGAGACTGGTTTCCAACGAGGTCATGTCGAACATGTGTGATGTGGAAGCGCAGCGATTCACTAGGCTCAACGCACGCAAGCAGGCATGCAACGAGATAAACGAGGTGTTCGGGCTTGAAGTGGATTGTGATTTCAGGAGCGGCATCTACATCAAGGCTGATGGCTACGGTTCCCAGAACATCGCCACCACGGGCATGATGACCTCCTCGGTTGACCTGCAGGGAGCGGGTTATGAGAATTCTCCCGATAGTGGCGGCGGGTTCATCGCCAAGATTCGCTCGTTACTCGGAATGTAGGTGAGATATGAGCAAGTACACGACCGAGATAAGGTGGATTGTGGAGCAGGAAACGGCTAACTCGCCTAGACCAGTTCCCAGAGGAGCCATGTATCCAGCTTCCGTCTACGAGAAGCTAGGGCTAGACAAGTTCGAGATATACGATGAAGCCCATCGCTACGTGCTGGCTGACAAGATAGTCAACCATTATTACGTCAGGGAAATCGGATTCGAGACCGTTGCCCTCTTCGCTTGGTACATGCGGCAGAAGCTATGGGAGATTATGCCGTATTACAACAAGATGTACGAAGCGGTAGACAAGGTAACAGACCCATTGCTCGATTTCAGGCGAGATAGGGACGAGAGCTGGCAGGATACGCTCGGAGATAGCGTTGCCAAGAAATCAAAGTTCGATGAAGCCACCAAGACCGATGTTGAAACCACCACAAGGGATAGAAACGTATTCCAAGACACGCCAATGAGCATGCTGGAAGATGACCCATCGGCGATTGAGGGGTTGAAGTATGCCACTAACGTAACCTATGATGATGGCCGCGGAAATTCGTCTACGAGCGGAACGCGGGGAAACGAGCGCGAGGATTCAGAGACGAGGAGCAAATCCGAATCGGGTAGTAGGCAGATTCACGATAGCGGATTCAATTCCTCGCAAGCCAAGTTGTTGAGGGAATACCACGACAACATGCTGAACGTGGACATGGAAATCATAGATGAACTGGCAGAGCTGTTCATGCCGTTATGGTAAAGGAGAAGAAATGGCAGAATTGGATAAATCGCTAGACCCGAATAACGTGTTCCCTCTTAGGTTCTACTGCCAAGCCGTGCTACCCGCCGTGTACGATGATTCCCTATCGTACTACGAAGCCGTGTGTAAGGTTGGGGAGAAATTGAACGAGGTCATCACGGTTCTCAACGAGGACGGGAATAACATCACGGCATTGCAGGTTGCCGTAAATGCCCTCAAAGCGGAGTTCGAGCAATTCAAGGCAAGCGGATTCGATGATTACTATGCGCAGCAGGTGGAGAAGTGGATAAACGACAACCTGACATACGTTTTCGAGAAGGTTGTCAAGCAGGTGTATTTCGGATTGAGCTTGAACGGGCATTTCGTTGCCTATATCCCTAGCGGATGGAACGATATAATGTTCGACACGGGCATGGACTATTCGCTTGACACATACGGACGATTGATTCTAAGATGGAATACGTCTGGTGAATCCCAAGTCAACCAGACTAGGGAAACGATTAGATAGGAGACATCATGAATGGCAACACTAGCGTTAGGGAGTATGTGGGTGCGCGTTACGTGCCTTTGTTCGCAGACCCTAACGAATGGAGTTCGCAGAGTTCATACGAACCACTTACCATAGTGATTTATCAAGGTAATAGCTATACGAGCAAGCAGTACGTCCCCGTGGGAATTGACATTGGGAACACCGATTATTGGGCGCTAACTGGAAACTACAATGCGCAAGTAGAAGCATATAGGGCAGAGGTCAATAAGGTATCGCAAGAGGTCAATAAGGTATCGCAAGAGGTCAATAAGGTATCGCAAGAGGTCAATACGGTATCGCAAGAGGTCAATACGGTATCGCAAGAGGTTACCACGCTCAAAGGTAGTCTTGGCGAAGCTGCATACAGGGACGTAAGCAATAGCATTGATTCTTCGTCAATCGGTTCAAACGAACTTCCAACGGCAAATGCGGTATATGAGGTTACGGAAAGTTTTTCTAGGCAATTCCCCACAGTGGCCGATATGATTGCAAGCACTATGAACGCCAACGGAGACTTGGTTTCCACGTTGGGTTATTATGCCGCTGGTGATGGTGGGGCATCATCTTATGTAATCGTTGATAGCGTAACGCCTGATATGGAATACATTACCCTAGCTAACGGGCTTTACGCATCGCTAGTGTTTTCCGATACGGCAAATGTGGTTCAATTCGGCGCGAAGTCTGATGATGAAACCATTGATGCGGGTGCCATCATTAACAGAATGATTGAGAAAGGTGTTCATCTTATCAAAATCCCGTTTGGAAATTTCTACGTGAATACTTCCATCGTTCTTCCGAAAGGCAGGATACCCTGTAGAATCGAGGGTAATGTTAGCGTTCCTCAAAACTCATATACACCGACTTATTCTAACAGGCTGATTGCCAACACAGGTGATGCACCTGCGATTAGTATGCTTGGCAGTGGAAAAAAGCAGCTAAGAGACATTACCATTACAAGCCAAATTGGTTCTGCTTCTACAAATTCTCCTAATCCATCTACTATTGGCGTATATCTGGTACCTGATAGTGAAGCGGAGAATCTGCATAACAATGCTTTTGAGAATTGCCAAATCAACTTAGCGAGTGTGCCATCTGCTAATGGTGGTAATGGCTCTATTGCCTTTTATGGTGTTCAAGCTGAAAACTGCAATATGTATAACTGCACTTTCCGTGGTGATATTCCTATGGTATGGAGTACAAAAGACGAATTTTCTCTCTTTTTGAGCCATGGTGGTGCAAACTCTTCACATAATTCATCGTGGTCAAATTCGTTTATAAATCTGATGTTACTTCCTTGGAATAAGAGTAAAAACGCGCTTATATACAGTGGTGGAAACACTGATTTTATTAACTGTTATACACAAGGTAGAGTAAAGTTTTCAAGCGGAATTGATAATAATTTTCCAATTACTAACTGTACTTTTAACTTTAAGATTGAAGCCATAAATGCAAGTATGGCTCTCATCGTGGACACAAACATTGCATATTGTCGATTTAACTGCGAAGCATATGAGCAAGAGGTTGGGTTTTATAGCGAAAATGACAATCTGATAATCGGTGAGAGTTACGTTAATGTGAATACAGGTAATCATCCATTCAGTCGAGGCGTTACCTTCAAACAATGTATAATCGTCAAGAGCGATAATGCTAATATCTCTCAAACTTCGGAACTTCTTTGCGGAAATACAATCTATCATGCAAACGAAACTGATATTGAGAATCTTTTTAATTCAGCTGCAAATACAGTAAATTTATTTTATAAGGGAAATCAGTTATATGCCAACAAAATAGAGATTTTCTTTCAATCTACTAGCGGCATTTCTAATCCCTCCGAAGGAGCTATCGCGTTTTCACTTAGTGGAATATCTCAATATATTAACAACGAATGGAAGGCTTATACACATGCTTAAAGGTATAGACATTTCCAGTTGGCAGGGAGACATTAACTTGTCTCCCTTGCCGATAGACTTCTGCATAGTCAAGAGCACGGAGGGATTGTCGTATCTAAACCCTTACTTCAAGTCTAAAATCGAGCTTGCTCGAAAATGCGGTATGTTAATCGGGACGTATCATTACGCACGTAATAATAACCCCGAGCAGGAAGCCCAATGGTTCATTGACAATATCATAGACTACCTCGGCTTAGCAATTCCCGTTCTCGATTGGGAGGAAGACCAAGACGTTGAATGGGTAAACAGGTTCGTTAGATATTTCAAAAACAAGACTGGAATATGGTGTTGGATTTACGCTAATCCTTGGCGTTTCAATCAAGGTGGCGTTGAGGAAAACTGCGACCGTTGGGTAGCTGCCTATCCAAATGTCGTAGCGCCAAGCATTGACTACGACCCGGGACGAGTTCCCGCCACGGATGGTTCAGTATGTTGTTGGCAGTTCGCAAGTGATGGACGTGTCAATGGTTACGATGGCGGTCTTGACGTAAGCCATTTTTACGGAGATAAACTTGCTTGGCTATCATATGCAAAAGGAAGTCCATACACGGATAATGATAATACCCAGATAACCCCTCCGATTGAAAATCCAAATACAACTACACTTGAAAATGATAAATATATAGTAACTATTAAGGAAAAATAATTATGGAAAAGGTAGTTGAATTTAACATTCAGGCTATGTTCTCGCAATTCATGTGTGACAATTTCGCCATTTTCGTTGTGGCAATCGCATTTATCTTGCTAGACATAGCCTCGGGAATTATAGTTGCAATCTTGCAGAGAAATTTCTCTAGCACAATCATGCGAAAGGGATTGGGGCATAAGCTAGGTTACGTGTTCGTCATGTGCGCCGTGGCTATCCTGCAAGTGGGAATGATGGAACCCTCGTTTCACGTTGAATTCGATTTTCCACTGTTCAATGTTGTCTGCGCTTTCGTAATCTTCATGGAGTTTATGAGCGTGATGGAGAACGCATGCTTGCTGAATCCACAGCTCAATAACCTCGTTGGAAAGTTCCTAGCTCAAAACAACTACGGTGATACAGAGGAAGTGGACGAGTAGTGAGCTACTACGATATGTCATATACTGGAACGCTCTTGCTCAGCGATGGTGTCACGATGGATAATCCCTGCGTCTTGAAAACGGTTAATAACGTGCTTCTGTTTCTCGATAACGCGCAGGTGCAAAACTACAACAGTGGTTCCGTCTTGGCGACTCTTCCTGAAAGCTCGTTGTTCCCCTCACATGTGCCTATTAAGATTCCCGTTGCGGCTAAATCAGGTCTGGCTATCCTCACTATAAACACAGATGGAACGCTCGAATTGGACGAGAACGTGGATAACGGAACCGTTTATCTCAACGGACTTTGCGTTAACGTATGTAATAGGTACTACACTAACACACTGGGAAACAACGAACCGTTTGACCCTGACGGACAAATATGATAGGATGTAATAGAACGCAGCGTCATTCGAGTAAAGCATCTCGTATCTTATCCGAGAGCATACCTGAAAGACGGTACGGAGGGTCGTGGGACACTTGCTTAGTCTGTGATGCCCTTGGATGATGGCGGTTCCTTTTCCTCGTGGGGAGTTTGCTTGAAATGCCTACTCCCCACACCTTTTTGGAGTTATTATGAACGATAGCCTATATTGGGACATAAAGAGAACCAAGAGCTATAACTGCCTATTTAACTTTATCGTAGGCATGCGAGGTGTCGGAAAGACATACGGCGCATTGAAGGAATCGGTACAGAACTTCATAGACAAGGACGCAATAGGAGTTACATCACAGTTCCTCTACGTTCGCAGGCTCAAATCGGAATTGGAGAAACTGACTATCATGCGAGGTGGCAGGCTTTTCA